AAACCGATTGGTAGTTTTGTGTTTATGGGTCCTACAGGAACTGGTAAAACAGAAACTGCGAAACAGCTCGCTAATCATTTAGGTGTAAAACTTGTAAGATTTGACATGAGCGAGTATCAAGAAAAGCACAGTGTTGCAAAACTAATCGGGTCTCCTCCAGGCTATGTAGGCTACGAGGAGAGTAACGGCCTTCTTATTACAAAACTAGAAGAACATCCTAATTGCGTTTTATTACTAGATGAAATTGAAAAAGCTCATCCAGATGTTTCGCAGATTTTACTACAAATTATGGATAATGGAAGGATTACAGGATCGCACGGTAAAGAAGCGGATGCAAGGAACTGTATTCTAATCCTTACAACCAATCTTGGTGCAGAAGAAGCAGAGAAAAACACTATAGGCTTTGGTAACGAGTTTGATCAGACGTATTCAGATACAGAACTCAAAAACTTTTTTGCTCCAGAATTTAGGAATAGGCTCGACGGTGTTGTCACATTTGGTAAGTTAAGTAAAGAAACTATGATGAAAATTGTAGGCAAATTTTTGTATGCACTTAGACAACAGGTACAGCACAAAAATATCACAATATCAATCGATGACGAAGCACTTGACATGCTCGTAGAGAAAGGATATGACAGCAAGATGGGTGCAAGACCGTTGCAAAGAATTATTGATAGAGAGATTAAAAAACCTCTTAGTAAAGCAATGTTGTTCGGTAGTTTAAAAAATGGCGGGAAATGTAAGATTGTTATTAAAGATAACGAGTTTGATATTACAGTAGAGGAGGAGCATGTTGCGGCACATTGAGACAAATAAGTTATTTTATAATGAATATCTTTATGCGCTGAAATGCCAAAATCCTTTACTGGTAATTTTTCGTAACTGCCAATCAAGTGGTCCTGCTTGGGCAATGAGAATACTCGACGGGCTTCGCCTTTACTTTGAAGATAAGCATAGATTAACCTCAGATATACCGCATCATATACGTGACGATATTAGCAACGGCAAAATTAAATATCGTCATTTTAGGGATGCACAAACAATTTATAAATGTCTTACTGAAAAATTAGTTAGTAGAGAATTTAAGATTAGGATAGATTGGCCATATACTGGTAAGTTTTACGCAAATGATAAAGCATGGTTATTAGAAATGGCTACTAGAATCGAATGTGCTCAAGAATTCCATCAACCAGATCCTAAATATGTCGAGGCATTGTTAGCGAATGGTCATATTATCCTTGTTGACAAGCCTCCGGAATACAAATGGAAGGTTAAATTTAACAGTAACAAAGGTATTCCTAGTTTTGGTAAATGGTGTAAGAACAACAGTGATAAAGTAAAAGTATCTGCAAACACATTAGAATATATGGAAAAAGGTTATGGACTAGAGGGATGTATAATGTATGTACGTGATAAATCTGTCTTAACACTTGTAACTTTAATGGCAGGAAATAGTCTAGGACGTACTGACGAGCTTGTTTATCGCAAAGATTTAGATAAATAACAATATGTTAGTTTCTGAGATATTTAATACCGAAGCTGAGTACCAAGGCAGAGATGTACCACTTGGTAAGCCTATGCAAGGCGATGTTAAAAAATCAAAAGTTTATGTTAAAAATCCAAAGGGTAATGTTGTAAAGGTCAACTTTGGTGATCCTGATATGACTATTAAGAAAAATAATCCAGAAAGAAGAAAAAGTTTTAGAGCAAGACACAACTGTGATAATCCAGGACCTAGACATAAAGCTAGATACTGGTCATGTAGAGCGTGGTAATATGAGATTAGATGAATTAGGAATAAACCTAAAAAAAGATATTGATTTTGATTTAGTAGACGATGCTTTAGTATTCATGCGTAATAATCCTATGTTTTATAGGAAAGATTATTACCCTACTGTTGCTAAAATGGCTGATATGCATAGGGGAGGATCTTCTTTTGATCCTGATTCAATATTGTCGCCTATGGTTACAAGAGGCATAAACAGTTACTGCAAGGAATATAAACTTGCTAATATGCCAGATGACATCTTCCACGAAGACCATAGACGTAGATTATTGAATAAAATACGTGAAGAAGAATTAAAGCAGATAGAAAAAGGTGATTATACGTGAGGTTAAGACAGCTATTTGAAGCACCTGGTAAAACTGCTGCATTTGCATTTGGCAGATTAAATCCTGCAACAAATGGTCATGAGCTTTTAGTACAAGAAATAGTGAAACAACCTGGAGATGCTTTCCTATTTTTAAGTGATAGACCTGCTAAACTTCCTTCTGATCCTTTGTCAGCAGCAGAAAAATTAGACTGGGCACAAAAAAGCTTTAATAATATTGCTGTAGGTTTAGCAAAAAATGCTTTGGTTGCTGCAGACAGATTATACAAAATGGGATATAAAAATTTAATATATCTAGAAGGTGAAGCTAAGATGGGCACTGTTATTAAAAAATATAACGGTGTAGAAGCTGCAATGCACAACTATAATTTTGATAATATTGATCTAGTTAGATTAGAAAGAGACCCAGACGACCCCGGAGCCCGAGGCATGAGTGCAACAAAGCTTAGACAAACTGTAGTGGATAATGATTTTGATGCATTCCAAGCCGGTATAACACAAGCTGCACAACCTTACGCAGAAGACATGTTTAAAAAATTACAAGAACTTTTAAGCGTAAATGAAGCACATATAGTAGGCCATGATACTATTATTCCACAACCTAAATTAACATTAGTAATAGATACACCTGGTGACTTAGATTGGTATAAATTAGGACAGCATTATCCTACACTTGCACAACAAGATCCAAGAGAATACGGACAAGAAGACTCCGATACAGTAATGACGTTTAGCACTCCGGCAGAAATGTCTCATATGAAACGTATGCTTGACAAGATGGGTGCCAAGTATAAAGAAATTGGTGGCACTCACCAACATCCTGAAGTGCATCAGCCAAAAAAATGAATTTAGACGAGCTTAAAAAACTAGCAGGTATAACAGAATTTACAGGATATACAGAATATAAGATAGATGAAAATCCCAGTGAAACTGCAACTGCATTAAAGAAAAAAGAAAAGGAAATGGGATTAAAACCTGGAGACCAAGATTGGTTTAAACTTTGGTTCAGTAAGCCTTATATGACCGGCCCTGTGCAATTTAGAGGAAGGAAAAAATGAAATTAAAAGATATAGACGAAAGTCTTGTCCAAGAAGACCGAGGAAGAATAGATATTGGTGGTGATAATCCAATAGCAAAAGCAATTGGTTTATACAATCTAGGCGATCGTGTAAGACGATTTATAAGGAATCCAAAACAACTACAAATTGATATAAGAAATCAAGCTTTAGATACAACTGCTGACGCAATAGACCAAGTACATTCTAATAGGTCAAGTCAAAAACCTAAAAGAAAAAAGAGAAAAAATAGACATGCGTGGTTAAAATGATTGTCAGAGAAATATTAGAATCAGCAACAGCAGGATCTACCGCAGCAGGTAATATAGCAACAGTTGCAAGTGTACCTGCAGCATATAGGAAAATTAAAAAAGGTAAAAACGGATTGCCAAAAGCACCACAAGCTACAAATCCAGACGGTACTGCTAAAAATGCTATTGATACTGATATCAATCTAATGGGCGGCGTTATAAAGAGATAAATATACAAAATATATTTGGAGAACTCATGAGAAAAGAAGAATTTAAAGAAGGTTTAGGCGACTTAGCCCATGCAGCAGAACTAGATCATGAAGTACAAATGGCTAGATCAGATCTGTATAAAATCGCAAAGTATGCAATAAAGCTACACGAAATGCTCAAAGGTGTCAGCGAGCAAGAAGGTTTAGAAGGTTGGGTACAGGCTAAGATTACAAAAGCTGCTGAAGGTTTAGGCAATGTTTATCACAATCTAGATTACAAGATGAATTTTGAAAAAAAGAACGAGCCTAGTGACATGGAAGTAGAAATGCCGTTTGAAAGTGCGTACAAAGGCAGCCTTGCAAGACATTTAACCAAAAATCTACAAGAAAAATCTAAAAAAGTTAACGATAAAGAAGTAGACGAAGCAGACGGTGATCCTTGCTGGAAAAACTACAAAATGGTAGGAACGAAAAAGAAGAACGGCAAGCAAGTTCCTAATTGCGTTCCTAAATGAGTGCATTATTAGCAAACCTACCTAACACAAAAGTCTATGTCCGCAAAGAATATCTTATGGATCATAAAAGCGGACATGGAGAATTTGTAGAAGGTCACTGGGTGACCGTAAAAAGTATGCCCGGTAGAGCTTTCTACTTTGAAACTTATCTCCCCGAATATGCAGCACTATATGACAAACTTCCTATCAGTGCCTTTGTAAGCGAACCTAAAAAACCAGATCCAGATTTACCATTACAAGACTTACAGTTTTGGAATGCGATGGATTATGGTGTAACTGCTATATATAAACAATTTATAGGTAGTATGGATTTTGAAATACTTACCCGTAGCCATAAAGTCATGCACGGAACGTATCTATTCACATTAGACAATTATCACGAAAGTGCAGACGAAATAGATTACAGCACTAGTGAAATACCAGAAGAACACAAAAGTTTTAACATACTTGAATTAGATAATGGACAGTACGCAGCCTATCCGAACAATAGGATGCGTGTATATGATAATAGCTTAACCCCAAAGCAACCTAAAAATCCTGATTTCAAAGTAAGCACACAATTTTACCAAGTTGAAAATGGTTACTCATATAGGCTTGGCGACACAGATGAGTACTATTGGAAATCAGAATAATATTGACAAACTAAATTTAAACCACTATAATTATATTTTAAGGAGAATTATGAGCGATAGAGTCTATGGTATTGACGAAAAAGCAAAGTTAGAAAGATTAGTTAATGAAGGATGTACAGTGTTACAAGAAATTCAGGATTTAAACGAAGGATTAAAAGACACTGTTAAAGCAGTAGCAGAAGAGCTTAATGTTAAACCAAGTTTAATCAATCGTGCAATCAAAATTGCACATAAAGCAGATTGGCATCGTGTAGCTGATGAATTTGAAGATTTAGAAACATTAATTGCTACAGTTGGCAAGGATCATTAATGTGGCAAAAAATAAAAGATTTTTGGATTAGGAGTTATACTAGCGACAGGATTGCATTTTACTTTGAAACTATAGCTAGTATATGTGTATTTACTAGCATGACCTGGATATCTGTTACAGCACAGCATCCTCCTATGCATTTAATCTATCCTGTTAGTTTTACAGGAGCAGTATTTAGTATTATTGCATTTGTTAGACGAGGTGTAGGTTGGCCATTAGTAATGACTATTTATTTTGCATGTTTACATATTTTTGGGTTCGGTCGTGCAATGGGATGGTATTAGAATGGCTGATCATTTAAAAATATACTGGACTCCTTATAATAAAGGTATAGACAGTTTTACAGATGTAAATGACGATTTAAGCTTTTTAAGATTTCATCCTCCTGAACCATTAGCAAAACATATTGATTTACAATCATTCTTTGGTCATGCAAGTCGTTGTCCTGCTATCACAGATGAAGTTAAAAGCACTTATGTGATTAAATCTCCATTAGATTTTGGCGTAGATCTTGACTATGAAAAAACTGTCATAAGATTTAAACAAGAAAACTATGGAGAAGAATTTTGTAAAAAGATGATTGGAGCACCAACTACAGACAAAGTTCATCAACTGAAATATCCAAGTTATATATTTTTCTGTCCTGAATCTTTGGTAATGACTTCTATGCCTGCATATTATCATAGGAATAGCTTTACACAAAATGTAATGGTATTTTCAGCATCTTATAATATTAGTAATTGGGTAAGAATCATTAAACCAGCTTTTAAATTTCAAACATCTAAATTTGAGATTGAACGTGATGAAATTTTAATGTATATTAAATTTAATACAAATCGTCCAATTAAATTAATACCTTTTGACAGTGATAATGACGAAATAAGAAAAATAATGGAAGCTTGTGTAAATTTTAAAATGTACAAAGAAAAATGGTATGTTCCGGATAAATTAGAACAATGCTATGAAGCATTTAACAATTATAATCTAAAAAGAAAAATGTTAAAATTAGTGGAAAATTTATCTTATCAATAAATAAACTTTTACGCATTAAGCATGTAGACGGTACGTTAGCCACAAAATAACGAGAAAGATATAATGAGTTACATAGACGCAATTTTTGATAGGAATGAAGACATTATTCGTGTTGTAGAAAGACATGACGGTAAGAGAAGATTTGTCGAACATCCTATAAAATATACTTTTTATTACAAAGATCCTAAGGGAAAACATCTAAGTATCTACGGTGATCCCCTCTCAAAAATTATCTGTAAAAACACAAAAGATTTTCGTAAAGAAATAGCAATCAATAGAGACAAAACTTTATTTGAAAGTGATGTAAACCCTATTTTCCAATGCCTAAGTGAAAATTATCTTAATCAGGACGCTCCTAAGTTAAATATTGCGTTTTTTGATATTGAAACAGATTTTGATCCTGATAGAGGATTTGCTGATCCGGCAGATCCTTTTATGCCAATTACAGCAATTACTGTAAATTTACAATGGTTAGATGTTCTTATTACACTAGCCCTTCCTCCTAAAACACTTTCATTAGAACAAGCAAAGCATGAAGTTTCAGAATGGGGAGAAGAAGTTTTATTGTTTACTGATGAAGGAAAAATGCTTGAAACATTCCTTGATCTTATAGAAGATGCTGACGTATTAAGTGGTTGGAACTCAGAAGGTTATGATATTCCGTATACAGTTAATCGTGTAAGCAGGATACTAAGCAAGGATGATACTAGACGCTTTTGCTTGTGGAAGCAATTGCCTAAGAAAAGAGAATATGAAAAGTTTGGCAAAAAAGCTGAAACGTTTGATCTTGTTGGCCGTGTGCATTTAGACAGTCTTGAACTATATAGAAAGTACACATATGAAGAACGACATAGCTATAGACTAGATGCAATTGGCGAAATGGAAGTAGGTGAGCGTAAAACTGTTTACGAAGGTACACTTGACCAGTTATACAACAACGATTTTAAAACATTTATTGAATACAACAGACAAGACGTTGCACTGCTAGATAAATTAGATCGTAAACTAAAATTTATTGATCTAAGCAACGAACTTGCCCATGCAAATACTGTATTGCTACAAACCACAATGGGTGCTGTAGCAGTTACAGAACAAGCGATTATTAACGAAGCACACGAAAGAGGCATGCGTGTACCTAATCGCCCTAAGAGAGATGACGAAAATACAGCGGCTGCAGGTGCTTATGTTGCATTTCCAAAAAAAGGTGTGCATAAATGGATCGGAAGTATGGACTTAAACAGTCTATATCCTAGCGTAATTCGTGCGTTAAACATGGCTCCTGAAACAATTGTAGGACAACTTCGTCCTGAAATGACAGATAATATTATCAACGAAGCTATAAGCTTGGAAAAGAAATCATTTGCGGGTGCGTGGGAAGGTCGCTTTGGTACAGAAGAATATCAAGCAGTGCTCGATCAACGTAAAGATGTTGTACTAACTTTAGATTTTGAGGATGGAAGATCTGAAACACTAAGCGGTGCCGAAATTTACAAGCTAGTATTTGATAGCGGAATGCCTTGGATGTTAAGTGCTAATGGTACAATATTCACAACTGAATTTGAAGGAGTTATTCCAGGACTATTAAAACGCTGGTATGCAGAGCGTAAAGAATTACAAGCAATGAAAAAGAAAGCTATCGAAGCAGGTAATCCGCTAGAAATTGCTTTTTGGGACAAACGGCAACTTGTAAAAAAAATTAATCTAAATTCATTATACGGTGCAATTTTAAATCCAGGATGTAGGTTTTTTGATAAGCGT